TTAAGCTTCAGCTAAGTTATTTAAAAAATTCTTTTTAAATCCTTCTGATTTAATAAGTGACTTCAAATTCTTTAATGAATTTAACCATGACTTATTTATGTCTTTTTTTAATATTAGGTTTTCTTTATTTTGGTTATAGGTATAGGTAGATTCACCAAAACAGTGGACTTGTGCTTGATGGTCTTTAACCATACCTATGAACATTGTTACCACTGAAGGATATTGTGTAGTAGCCATTTTAAATGCTGTTTTAGCAAGTTGTTTATTACTCCTTAGGTTTTCTAAACATGCACGAATGGATAGGGATATTAATATTATTGGTAAGATAAATGCTACTTTTAAAGTAACTCGGTCACTAAAATCTTCGCTTATAATTAATGTTGTTAAAACAAAGGAAAAATATGAAGCTATCAAGATTACAACTAACGATATCACTATTCCAGTTATAAACATCATTTATCCTTCCCCTTTTTATCTTTATTTTGTTTACTAACAAATTCACGATATACTTTTTTATGTGCTTTTTTAATATTATCTTGAAAGTGCAATCTTTCTTTTTGTTTTTCTAACGTACTTTGCTCTACTGCAGCTAAAGCAATATGTTCATTTATATTGTAGCGTAAGTTCAAATAAGAAATCAAAGAATACACTAAATTAATAAAAATACTGACTATTAATAATATATCGCCTATAACTTTTGTATAATTATACGCATCTTGCTTATCGTAAAAATACCAAACAAAAATAATGAATAGAAATAAAGAAACAATAAAAAAAATATATTTATAGATTTTAACTATTGCAGTTATAACCTTATTTTCATTGGCAATTCCGAATGATTCAATGAAACTTGGAAAGACGAAAAGTAACATAGAAAAAATAACTAACTGTTTCCCGTCTGAATATATAGTTGCAAATATAGTTGCTATCGTAGCTATAAATGAATATGCAAGTTTACATTGAGCTGTGAATTTATTTTTAATTCCTGCAACTTCTATTTTTGTTGCATCTATTTTTAATGATAAATCTTTAGTTTCCATATAAATTTCTCCTAAATTATCGATCTAGAAAATTATATACTTACTAATAATGCTTGTAAACTATTTTTTTGTTCCCAAAAACCACCCAGTAACTAGTATGGGTGGTTTAAATATGCAGTCAGCTTCTTACTGCTTTACGCAAGTAAGTCCTATGCATAGCCGGATTGACTACCGGAAATGTGGTTTTAAGCCAGATTGGTTACTGGTAATGTAATTACATTATAACATAAAAAAATAGGCAAGTACCGTAGTACCTGCCTGTTATCTACATTTAAATCTTGAGAGAAATGTTAAAAAGTTCTAGTAAAATAATAGCACATTCTATCTTTAAATGTAAATAGAAAGCAGGTGTGTAACGCACCTGCTTAAATAGATATGACTATGTCATTCTAACTGATTTCTCCCCATAAGTCACCTAATATCTGATTAGGTGGGGCAGAACCATTCCATGTTCTAATAGGCAAGTAATAACGTTGCCCCTCCCATGTATATCCTACCCAAACATGACCATCTTGTAACATCACTTCTGTATAATCACAATATCCACCAGGTTGGAACTGATAACCCACTGGACAAGATAAGAATGGCCCCACTTTTCTTACTGTGATTGGTTGATTGCCGTTTGTGAATCTAGCACTTTCTTCCATGTAGTAAGTACCATATTTATTACGTTTCCATGCACTCGCAACTGGTTTAACTGTATTACTTGAAGCGCTTGACTCATTAGAGACAGTGGCAACCGGTATTTTACCATCCATGTACGCCCTAATCTGCTTGATAAAGTAGTCTTTAAGTTGCAACCGCTTGTCTTCTGGCAATAGACCGCGAGTTACTGGGTCAAAACCAGTGTGTAAAACCGAACTTCTATGAGGGCATGATGTTGAAGTAAATTCATTGTGCAATCTGATTGTATTTCTGTTTGCTGGTAATCCCCACTTTTTTAATAACCTAGCACATTCTTGGAAAGTTGCCTGTTCATTTTTTAAGAATGTCGCGTTATCTGCGCCCATTGATTGACATACTTCAATACCGTAATAATATTTATTACCTATTTGATTAGCGGTATGCCAACCTACTTGTGATTCATCTAAGGCTTGCCAAACTGTGTTGCCTGATACGTAACTATGCGCAATGCCCGCTTCTAATCTTGATAAAGGTGCATTTACTAATCCGTTACGATATGCTTCAGCAGTCGCCCCTTTGCTCCCTGCGTCGTTGTGTATAACTATACCTTTAGGGTTACTACCACGCTTAGGTAGGTCATAACCTTTAACCACATCTTTGATGATTTTAAGTTCTACTGCTTTAGGTTGTGGCTTAGCTGTTTCTTTTTTAGGTGCTTGTGTAGGAGATTGAACTGATCGTGGCGCTGTCTCACTTTTAAAATTCGGACGGATAAACCACATAGGGAAATCATAAGCATGTTGTCGTCTTGTAACTTTTTCCCAACCCCAGCCGGGTTGTTCGATTCCGTCAGTCCAGCCACCGCCTAGCCAATTCTGCTCATATACAATGATGTAATCTAAAGTTGCTTCAATTACCCATGCTACGTGTCCGTATCCTGCACCGTAATTACTACCGAACACAACCATGTCGCCGGGTTGTGCCAAAAAGTCCGGTGTATTTTGGTATACAGTAGCTAGTCCATCGAAATTGTTTGCAAATGGTATATCTTTTGCACCTAAACCTTTTAGAAGTAATCCAAACAAAACTTTCCAAGCAGCATTGGCATAATCAAAGCATTGAAATCCATACCATAAGTCCGCATTGAATTGTTTCCCCTCAGATGTTTTCAACCATTCTATAAACTCTTCTTTAGTCATTTTTGCTTGCATTGTCGCCACCTCCATGATGATATTCATTCACGTCAAAACCAACATCGTTAGAGGCGTCTGTGAAAGGTTGTGATGTATCATACTCTTTTGGTGCTTTCGTGCTTAATTCCGGCGTTAAACTACTGTTTTGTGATGACTTCCACGTAACTTGTTGTTCTTCTTTGTTACTGTCTCTAGGCGCTTGATATGTCTGTGCTATAGATGAATCTGAGACGCCTTTTGACGTTGGGTCAGTAATAACGCCAATACCTGTAAGTAACGTGAGGATAGCGCCTATAATTGCGCTAGCTTGATTTAATTGAGTAGATAAATCTAATCCGAATAAATCCGTGACTTGCTTGATAAATAGCAACAATGCTCCAACTAAACCAGTTAGTACTGCTTTGTTTTTGAATCTCAATTTCCAGTTAATATCCATTTGTTTGCTCCTTTTATCCAAAATAAAAAACGACTAAAAAATTAGTCGTTTAAAATTATTCAATGGTCAATGTTGGAGATCCTGAATAAACATCACTTATAGTGACATACAACATCCCTGAAGGATTACTAAAGTTGATATTTTTACTTGCAACTCCGCTATTGACTCCTGATATTCCTAAATCACTTGAACCTAAATTAGTTTGCGAAACCCTCATTATACCGCTACGTACATTTTCTATTGTCACCTGATAACTTTTATTAGGTTCAACTCCGTTTATTGTCCATTTTGCTGTTGATTCTTCTATGCTATCCGGATATTTATTTTTAGGTAAGGGTTTAATTACAAAAGACGGCGGTTTAGACCAAACTTTTGTATTACCTGCAAATACTTTAGAGTATTCAACCCCTTTGTATACCAATTTCTTTACACCTTTTAAATTAGCTTCCATGTCATCACCCTTTAATTAAATATAACGTATTCGGGTCTTTTTGATATATATAGTTATATTCATTTTCTGTTCCTGTCCAAATTTTAACCGTCGGTTGAGATGCGCCTTTTAGTTGATATAAATTATCCGCTTGTTGTTTAGTAAAAGCTTGAGACGACAAAACATACCTCTCGTCATGATTATGATTTATGTCTGATTTTCTTGATAAAGCATTTTCTAATCCTTCAATCTGTTTGATTGTATGACTATGATTTTTATCTGCATACAAACTGTTTAATGTTTGTTTGAACCTCTCAAAATCTTCTGTACTAACTTTTGAGCCAATCTGTTGCAATACACTTTCTGAAATAGAGTTGTTTTGTATTGCTTCTGCTAATTCTCTTAGTGTATTCATAGATTCAGGCGCGCTATCAACTAGTTCAGCAATTTTTGAATCTGTATACGTTTTAGAGTCTTTGAGAGTTGCCTCTTTGTTTTTTTCAACTTCTTGCAATTTATCTTCTAACCCTTCAACATTTGCGATATTGATTTTGTCCAATAACTCAGGTTCTGCTTTTATATTTGTATCTTTACCATCAATTTGCCACATTTTAGTGTCAGGATTGATTGATACTACAGTACCGTTTTTACCGGGTACGCCTTGTTCTCCTTTTTTACCTGCTTCACCTTTTGCACCAGGTTGTCCCGGTTCGCCTTTATCACCTTTCGCACCTTTAAATCTACTTTCATTCTTTTCGATGTAAGAAATGACATCTTTATCTATTTTCTCTTTAAAGTCTTTGCTCAATAAATCTGTCGCGTTATCTTTTAAGATTCTCGTAATAGCATCATCTACCAATTTAACATCGATTTCTTTTGCTACAGCAGATTCAATACCACTATCAATGATATTGAAAGAAAAGTTCGCGACATGTATTTTTTGTTCTTCTTTCTCTAAAAACAGCTTACAACGTACATAACCAGCGTGTTTGATAACCTTTTTAGGTATCTTGTAGGTAAGGAACCCTTTTACAACATCGTCGATAATAAGGGGCTCATTTTTGAATATAGAGCCATCTTCCATAAACAAATGCAATCTAGGTGTTAAGCCATGCGCTTTTAGATCGATACGACCTTGTTTGTCATTGATACCTATTCTTATAGATGCTGTATTTTCATCTTCAGTGTAAAATCGACAGCCAATGTCACCTAAGTCAACACCATCATTTTTTATTCTCGTTTCAACATCTTTTATTTTGTACATTTATACACCTCTTTATTTATATTTATCTCTTATAAAATAGATACCTTTTAAGCCGATTTGTTTATATAGCTTAGCGATTGTACTAGCTTGATGTTGGCACCACTCTATAGCAGTAGCGTATTGGTGCGTAGCTGGATTCTTAGGATTCCATCTGATTCTGTACAGTGTATTCTGCCCTTTGTTGATGTAATCCTTTCTTACGAAGCTAGCACCGCCCATGATTGCTTTTGCTGGAGATGTCCAACCTTTATTCCTAGCAAACGTCATTGCGTAGTTAGGATTGTTGTCGTAAGCGCCAATACCGAAGTAGTTGTATACTCCATCTTTTCCGTTAGCGAAGTTACTTGTTCCATATCCACTTTCTAAGAAAGCATGCGCGATTAAATAAATTTCATTAATGTTGTGCTTTTTACAAGCTTCTGCGAACGCTTTACCTTGATTATTCAATGTCCCCTTACCTTTAAGTATCTTATTAAGCGAACTAACTGAAACGCCTTGATACTTGCCTAAATTAAGCATTTGGTAGCACTGCGTGTTACTTTCCCATATTCGTTTAACATTCATTGCTGAACTCGTTTGTGCTCGTGTAGCGTTAGCCCAACCCCAAGCATTAGATTTTTTCGGGTTACCTCTTGCCATTTGTTTATCCAGTGCTTGTTTGAATGTATAAGGACTCGTTTCTGTTATGATCTGCGGTTGTTTAGATGCCGAGCCATTATTAGCTGTTGGTGATGAGTCTCTTACATTCGCTATATCAGCGTTTTTATTATCTACCATAACTTTTATTCTAGATTTTGTTACTGTTGGTTTAGTTATAGAATTTAATAATTTTTCTCTGTTTTTAAATATATTAAGTAATGCCTTTTCTAATGCTTCGTATTTATCTTTAGGGGGAACACCGTTGTCAATCATATTCCAATTAACATGTTCCAACATCGAACGCCAAATGCTGTCGTCTACTTTTAAATTTTCAATACTTAGAGGTATCTCATATTTGGCCATCATATCTACAGCTACAACCATTGCGTGAATCTCATTAAAAATAAATTCATTTTTACTCGCACTATAATCTTCACATACGTCTATAACTATATAATCAGGTTCATTAGGAACTTCAAATACAGCTCTTCTAGGTGCCCAAATATTATGTCTGTCAACATAAAAGTGGGGATATTCTACATCCTGTTTGTATTTCTTCCTACTGTTATATAAACTTTCTACCGAGCTCATCGTTTGTGCGTTTCTAATCATTATTCCTTTAGGTTTTTCGAGTCGTCGATTACCTTCTACTATAAAGTGATAAATATATTCTGGATAATTAACCTCTTGGCTAGAAATAGTGTACTTTATAGTTGTTACATCTTTCCAAATTGGAACTTTTTTATTATTTTTTTCGTTATCATCACTATCATCTTCTGGTTTAGGTGCCGGCGTAGATTTCTCCGGATGATATGGTGGTCTAACAAAATATTTAACTCCTCCACCTGGTCCATCATGATAAGAGTGTTTGATTTTATACGGCGGACTTCCTGTTGCATTATTTGTATACCAGTTTTGATCCACACCATACCAATAGTCTTTTGTGCATGGTCCCACTACAATGTTTACATGTCCTGCCCAACCACCAGTCCAAACACCCCAGTCGCCTGGTTGTGGTACAAAATCTTTTGTATTTCTAATTATCTTGAAATCTCTACCTCTATAATTGGATTTTTGAGCCATAGCATCAGCATTTCCCCATGTTCTAAACCCCCAATATTTATCGAGTAAATAATTAGGTAAATCCCAGCATTGTGCTCCCATTCCAGAACCAGGTACATCAATAGCTATTTTATTTTTAGCGATATACAACGCCCACTCTACTACTTCACTAGCTGTAGGTTTTCTGTTTTTTGGATTAGGTAATCCCATGTATGCACCTCATTTCAATCAAAATAAAAAGCCAGTGCCGAAGCACTGACTCTTAACTGTTATTTACATTTACCAAACCAGAAGCACGCCCAGAAGCTATATCCTAAAATCCCTTTAAGCATGGTAATCACCTCCTTTAAATACCAAAAATAGTTCTTAGTAAAGCTATGACAATCGTACTGAAGATAGTCCCTATCAAACCGAGAATCCACATTTTCATATCGCGTATATTTTTGTCGTTTTCTTTCTTATTTTTTTCGTCTATCTGTCTTTCCCTCTGGATAGCATCTAAAGTTTTATCTAATTTAATGTTAACTTGCTCTTGAGTTTTTTGACCTAATTTAATCTCATTGAGAGTGCTAAGCATTGTTTTATCATTCTCTTCTAATCTTCTAATTCGCCATTCATGTTCGTGCCGTTTGGTAAATCCAAACATTACGCCACCTACTTTGTGTTAAATTAAAAAGCCTCAAGCATTACACCTGTGACTTTTCATCTTTTGCCTCTGGATATTTTTCACCAGTGATCAATGCATATTCTTCTTTGTCGATTACACCCATGTCTACGTACCACTTAATTTGCTCATTTTTATAGCAACCCCACACATAAAAAGTTTTAATGTCTTTAAAAGTTGGATAAATCATCTTCATCATTTAAACGTCCCCCTCAGTATTTGTTTTGTTAGTTTTCAGTTCGGTCAACTGTTGTGTTAACATAGCGTTTTGTTGCGTCAATTGCATTGTCAACATGTTCACTTGCGTCATCTGCATTTGCATACTTGCAACCATTCCGCGAAGTTCCTCATCACTTAAATCTGACGCACTTTGTTGGTTTGATGCATTCAGTACGTCTTCTTTTTCGAAATTGCTATTGTATTTAATTTCGCCGTTAGTGAAAACAAACTTTCTAGGTTCGAACTCTTCTTTAAATTTAATAGGCACATTGTTATCATCTACATCTAAACTATTGCGTAAACCGCCAGTATTAACGAATCCGATAACTTCGTTTTTATCGTTTACTGTGATTTTCATTATTTCCACCCCATAATTTTAGTTATAGTAACTTTGTTGGCATTCGCTCCAGAACCTGATGTTTTACCTAAATCAAAGTACACATCGTTATCGATTCTTAAAGTAGTGCTACTTGTTTTGGATAGTAAACACTCATAAATACCGCCACCGTTACCGTCTGAGTCAACTACATTCGCTTTACTTAATTGAATTGCATTAGGTAATGTGGTTAGTCCGAATCCCTCAATAACGCCACCTGGATAAGTTCCACTTACTAATAAAATAGAATAGTTTGTGTATGGTTCGGTTAGATTGATTGTTGTACCTACACCATTTGCGCCACCGTCGAACAATACCGTTGACTTATGTTCATTAGGAACTGTCCACTGTTGCTCAAGTCTGCCGTTTGTGATTGATCGTGTGTAAATCTTTTTAGAGTTATAAGGCGTGAAGTTAAATAGCTTGTTTGTATCGTCTTTAACGAATACCGATAAATAACCCTCATAACTTTCAACACTACCTGGTAAATCCGGCACTCTTGTTGCATAGTAATTACCAGCAGTTAAATATCCCAAATCGCCTTGCGCATTATTTAAGTTAACTTGAATTGATTGACCATTCGCCTCTGTCATCTTATGTTGTTGCCAGCTCGTTGTTCCGAATTTATCATCTACATACTGCTTAGCTTGATTTAAAGCGTTGTTAGACGTTTCTTCAACAAATTGCTTAGTTAAGTTTCCATCATTCTTTTTATAAAACGGGTACCATGTGCCGTAGATTTTGTATTTTGTGTACTCATCGTTTGAATCGTCTGGGTACCATGTTGCACGAGCAGTATTATTATCAACAACATAAACAACTAACACACCAGATTTGCTTGATGTATAAGTTGATTCATCGAACGAAGAACCGTCATCAACACCATCTTGTCCAGGCTTCTCTAACGTGCCTATATCCGTCTTTTCTGGCGCATCTGTTGCATTAGTAATATGAATAATCCTAGATGTGTTAACTGCGCTTAAAACGCTATCTATGGACTGCTCATACGATTCAATAGCTTTACCGTAATCATCTGTAAGTTTAGACTTTTGCCAATTTGTTGTTGAATTACCTTTAACAAGGTCAGCGCCATTGATTTGTTGTTCAACTTCGTTAACACGTTCAAAAATCGCTTGCTCTTTTTCAACTATTTTATCGACTTCAGCTGTAACAGCTTGTGTTGCACTAGTTTGCGTCGCAGTAATAGCTTGTATAGCTTCGTTTTGCTTGATTTCGATTTGTTGAATGCCTTTTGTCGCACTATCATTCACTTTTGCTATTAACGTTTGTGTATCAGCCATATTTTGCTTTAATTGGTTAAAGTCTTTACCGACTGCTTCGATAGTATCTTGAATAGATTTGATATAAACAAGCTTTGTTATACCATCAAACCCACTAACTAAATCATTTTCAATATTGAAGCTAAATTGACGTTCAACAACAACATTATTACTCCCGTTTTGTGTAAAGAATGCCTGAGCATGCACCTTGCCTGAATGTTTTAAAAATTCATTCGGTATCACATACTGCAAACGCCCATTAATTGCGTCTACTATCGTTAATTCGTCTGAAATATAAGCGCCTCTATCTACGTTATAATCATCGGTTTTTAACACGATAGATGTTTTAACATGTTCAGAACTTATAGATAACGGTCTGTTATTCTTAATTACTGCAAAATTTAAAACACCAGTTCCTCTATCTGATTCATAGAAACTGATGTTTGTGTCAATAATTGGATTATATTGTGATGTTGTTTGTAACTCGATTAAGTTATCGTCTTTCGAAAAATTATCTACTATCATTATTCAACCACCTTTCCTTCGAATAAACTCCATTTACCAACGCCACCAGTACCAAAGTTTCTAACTAAAAATTGATGTGCAGACGGGAAGTTATTACGTCTTAATACTTGTGTTGTGTTACCTGGTGTATTCGATTTTACTTCTAATATCCAACCTGCAATACCTTTAAAGTCTTTAGGAAAATCAGTAAATCGTTTTGATTCTTCAGTAGTGATATAGAAATCTAAACCAACGATTTTTAAATCTGATAATTTTGTAATACTCTTAGGGATATGTTCCCAATAACCGGCGTTTTGCGGACAGAAATTCCATGCTCCGTTGTTTTTCTTATTGAAAATGTCAATGACACGTTCGAATTTAAGCATATTTCTACCTGTGCTGTTTCTGGTAAGTACTTGTCTTAGAGCACCATTATAGTGTCCAGGCAGTACATCCAAGAACCACCCTGCATCTCTAAACGCTTTCGGTAACGGGAAATCTAATGCATTTTGTGTGTCTTGCGTATAGATATAGTAATGACCAACTTCCGTAATATCACTTAGATATGCTGGGTTCTGTATTGGTAACGGTTTAACACGTCCACCTGAATCAGTCATCGATACTTGAGGTGCAATGTTTTTTAAGAATTGGTTAACACCTCTTTGGCCGATAGAATAAATTGAGTGATGTCTGTTATTACCAGGTCCAATAGTTACCCCTATTAAAAGTGCTTTACGTCCTGTTTCTAGATCGTAATACATATCTAGACCCTCAGCTTCTTGGAAGTCTCCTTTAAAGTTATTATTCACACCGCCAATATCGATACGTCGTTTAAATAACAATTCTTTTGTTTTTATATCGAAACCTTGTAAGTAGTTAGGGTTGGCTGTATTCGAATCACCTGTATACCAATATAAGATACCTGCATCATAAGTGATACCTTGCATAGGTTGTGTATCTGAAGTGTATTCCATAGGTATATCCATTTGATACAATACTTTGTCTATACCTTTATCAATATCCTCAGCACTTCTTACTTCAATGAAATTCAATGAATTCTTAGCTTGTCTTTCAGAAGCTTTATATTCACGTCTGAAAATCATTAAATTTTCTATAGGATTATAAATCGCTGACGTATATCTGTCGTTAAATATATTCGGCATGACATCTTGCATTTCATTACCATAAGTTATTTCTCCAGTTCTATATTGGAAACGTACAAACTTGTTGTTTTTGTTACTGTCCAATACAGCTGAATAAATCCATAATTCTCCATCAATGTATCTATACGCATTGTGTGTACCGTGACCGCCGTTTTTAACAAGCAATCTATCAATAAATTGTCCGTTGGGCTTCAATCTAGATAACATGTAATGATTACCTGGACGAGCTTGCGTCATATAAATAATTTTCGTTCTAGGGTCTACCCAAAATGATTGCATTACTGCGTTAGTATATGGCGATAAATCTGTGATGAATTCCGGTTCTTGCTCTTTTGGTTCGAATCGGTATTCTGTCGCTCGATATTCTTTATAGTGTTCATCTACAGCTTTCTCAACCTTTTTAGTGAAAGCATCTAGTGTTGAATAATCATGATACAAACGATCTTGCAATGTCTTATGACCATAACCTGTATTATCAACGCGCGCGTCTTTTACTTCGTTGATACCGTCGCCGTTATGACCTAGTACCATATTGCTGAAACGGCCGTTTAGATACGTTAAAAAATCAGAGACGCTACTTGTGACATTTAAATGCTCATACTTTATTTGCTCTCCATTATGTGCAAATACCTCTTTATTTCTATGATATTCAAGAGAGAAATTAAAATCAGTCAGCATGTCTGAAATAAGCTTGAAATTATACTCATTTTCATCTACATATCTGTAATCGAAAACTCTACTTAAGTCTGTAATTAATTTGTTATCCATGTCTTCCTCCTTTTCTATCCGTAAAACTGGTAATAATTTTTAATAAGTTCGTACATAATAACTTCATGACCTCTTTCATTAGGATGTAATCCATCAGGCATGCTAGATTTTCTAAATGCTGGATTATATGGCTTAAAATAATCTGTATGATAGGCATCATATACTGGTACATCCAATTCACTACAAGCCAATATCTGAGCATTGACATAATCCTCTAAAGTTAACCCTAGTTTGTTTTTATCCGTATCTTTACGACGTATCGTTGTGCCACTCATAGGACATTGTCTTGTAGCTGTCATAACAAGTATTTTTGAAGCCGGATTATTTTTCCGGATAACTTCAATTGCAGAACAAAAGGCACCATAAAACGTTTTTGTATCCGTTTTATCAGTGCCTATCGGTACACCTGCCCAATAACCATGTAACCAGTCATCATCTGTACCTTGTAATATGATTAGGTCTCCTCTTATTTGCTCTGCTTGTCTATAAATGCTATTTTCTACCGCTTCTTTACCTATCGGAACTGTTGCCATTGTTGCGCCACCTCTTGCAAGGTTGGTCGTTTTAGCTTTTAACTTCTTGCCTAACATTTCAGTAAAATTTGTTTTCGCATGTGATCCTCTAGCTACAGAATCGCCAATCGTTCCAATTGTTTTTACATCTTTAATGTTTGATTTATCTACAAAATCATGAACGATAGTGCCGTCAGATGTAGTCACAGTTTTAGAACTTACCTTCTGTTGTTTATCTTCAATTAGATCAGTTCTACTCATTAAATCAAGTGTGGATTTAGCTATCGATGCAACTTTAGATTTTAAGTTTTCTGCCGCTTTACTAGGATTAGAAAGGTTAACATCGTTTAATCCAGAAACATAATTAGCAGCAGTATTTACTTTCTTCATATATCGTTGTTCTCGATTAAACTCACCAAGCGTTACATCTTGCTTAACAATTACATTGTTTATACCCCTAATCGTTTTAACTTGTACTATACGGACTAAATCATTCAAACCTAGTTTGGTAGATTTTATTTGTACTATGTCTCCGGGTTGTGGGTCTGCTTCTGGATATGATTCTCTTAAGACCAAAAAATCTAAAGACAAAGATTGTTTTAACGACTTTTTCAATCTCGATTGTAATTCTTTATCCATAGTTTCTTGGTCAGTCACTTTACCATCTTTAAATGGTTCTGCGTGGATGTCGCCGTATATTTCAGCTAATGCACTTCTAGCTTCCATTACGAGCCCAGCGTGTTCGAATGTTTCTTCTCCTGAATAATTACCATATCCTCTAATGAAGGTGGCGAAATCACTTGCATCTTCCTCGAGTTTTATAGCGTTGGCGTTGACTTCGTCAGAAATAAAATAAGACGCTTTTTGATTTGCAAAAGGCGTCAATACAAACTTATATCTGTCTTTCTTTTTGTCATACGTTATTTTATATTCTAAACCGAAATGTTCTAATCCCTTTTTAAACATTTCTAACCTTGTATCGCCTTCACCACCATTTTCAAACTTCGAAGACTTAACCTTACCTTCGACTTCAAAAAGCATTCCAGTACCTTGAAACACAATGTTAAAATATCTTTCTACTGTAAAAGATCCTGTTACATTAACATAAATCCTATCAATCATTAACTTGTCTATAGGAATCTCTCTAGCAGTACATTCAACAAGTTGTCTGTCGCCTTCTGATTTCCTATCAATGACAGTTATTACATATTCTTTCTTGTCGTTTTCACCTTCGACATGACTAACAATCCATCTTTTCCCTATAGCGTTAATAACTTCATAAGTATATTTGTTTTCTAGAATATCAAAAGTTAATACACCGTCAGCGTTAACTTTTTTTACTAAAGTTGTTTCTACTGGTACAGGTGCGCCATTACCTTTAGGTGGTTTAATAGTTATTGTCATTCTGACACCTACTTATAATAAAATTTCAAATCAAACTGAACTTTTTGTACCGTTTGATTAAACTCAAATTTATTAGCTCCGTATTTAAATTTTGGTTGGGCTATATTCGTTTCGGTACTTATTTCAACACCGTTTTTATAAACTCGGAAGCTATCATAAACAATTCTGTCTCCAGCTTTTAGTTTGATCCCTTCGATTTTCATTATTTCAGCATGCGTTAAATTCCATACAAACGATTCTGTATCTTCGCCTAAAATAATTGTTATCTTTTTATACATGTTGAATTGGTCGTTAGGAGCACTACCATGATAGTAAACTGTACCTTTGCTCAAATTTTCAAATGTATACTTTCTTTTGTCTCCGCCTGCATGCCAATCAATATTAAAATCAAACGACCACAATCCAACCTTTTTGTTTTCTTCTAACTCTAGGCTTGTTCCAATACTTTCACCGTATGGTAATTCTGTAGTTTCGAATTTTAGTTCAAAAGAAACTTTATTACCTTTTTGTTTAGGGTTTATAACTCCGTTAAAAATAACTTTATACTGTTTACCATTTACATAAATTTGTTGATCGTGTCTTGAATATTCGTAATCCGGGAAGTTGTTTTTATCTAATTTCACGTAATCATCAGAAGTAGGATGAGTAAACCTGTAATTCAACTCTTCTTTTCTTCTTATTTCTCGTAAATACATAGGTTCTATGTCTGTCGTTAACGAATACAACATATCTCGCATATAAGCAATGTCTGAACGATTTTTAACTTTACAAAAACAAGGAACAACTATATCTCTACTGATATAATTGCTCCCCATTAATATACGACCGTTCATATTTTCTTTGTCTTGATACTTTGTGTTGATTTGCATGCTATCAATTACTATATCGTTAACGATAAACCCGTATTCACTTAATTTGATTACAGTACCATCTTTTTTTGTTAATTCTATGTCCATTTGTAACCTCCTTTATAAGTAATACTCAGAATTGCGTTTAGCATTTCTGCCGTTAACAATACTAGTAAGCGCATCGTTATTGACATCGAATTCAACTTTAACAGTTTTCATGTTCGGTGATGTTTCAATAGAATGTGTGTGTTGTACTTGCGCATTTATATTTCCACCTAAATTACTTAAGTTTCCTGTAATACTAGAAATGTCAGGTGCGTTTAATGTAGGTTGAAATGCATCAACTACTTTATCTGCAACGTTGGAAACGTTACGGATGACTTTACTTGAGTGATTATCTATACCTTTAACGAAACCTAGCATTGAATACATACCAACATCCATGAATTCACGTGAAGGTGAGTGAATACCCAAAGCACTTTTAGCTGCATCTAAAGCTTTCTTAGCAACATTTTTAGCTGCATCTACTAATTGACCAGCCATTTGTCCAATACCTCTAATTAAACCACGGATCATATCAGCACCTGCAGACACAAAATCTCCTATAAAGCTTTTTATTTTATTTACTGCATTTGTCATACCTTGACTAACTTTGTTTACAACATTAACGAATCCTTGAATAACTCTATTAACAAAGTTAATTAGCGTACTTGTTATAGTAGATACCCATTGCATACCTTTAGTGACAATGAAGTTCCAAGCTTGAGACATTTTGTCTGATATAGTTGAAACAACTTGTGTGAATATGCTTACAACTTTATTCCAAATTGTCGTTAATATACCAGATAAGAAACTCCAAATCGTATTCCATATATTAGAAATAAAACTCCATGCCGCTTGTAACGCAGTAGATATAGCTGTAGTGATAGCGTTCCAAACCTTAGTTGCCACAGTAACTATAGTGTTCCACAACGTTTGTAAGAACGTCCAAATAGCGTTCCAAATTGTCATTGCGATAGTCATAATTGTGGTAAATACTGTAGTTATTACAGTGACCAACAAATTCCAAATCGTTGTAGCGATTGTAATTATCGTATTCCAGATTGTACTTAAGAACGTCCAAATAGCTGTCCATATCGTCATAACTATTGTCATTATCGTCGTAAAAACAGTTGTAATGATTGTAACTAAAAGGTTCCATACTGTTGTTGCAATAGCGATAATTCCATTCCATAGCCCTTGTAAATAAGCGACTATTTGATTCCAAACAATCATTATAAAATTGTAAACATTCGATACTGCTGTAGTGATAGCTGTTAAAATAGCATTCCATACAACCGAAGCTACAGCTTTTAATACATTCCAAACATTAACCATAAACGTTTTTATCGCATTCCAAGCATTTATAATAAAGTTTCTGAATCCTTCATTTTTATTCCACAATAAAACGAATATAGCTATTAATGCAGCAATTACACCAATTACTATTGTTATTGGACCGCCTAAAATACCAAACACAGTTACTAGTCCTGTGATAGCATTTCTAATTAATCCAATCTTACCGAATAACAATTGGAATATAGCTGTAACTAATTTTATTGGACCTTTTAACGATGTCATTGCCTTACTTAATACTAAAGTTCCTGTTTTAGCCCAACCAAACTTAGTTACTAATGCAACCAATCTTGCTGCTAATGGTCCTAAAAAGTCCATTACCGCTAATATTGGAGCAATTAAAAATCTAAATGCACCAACTAAAGTTATAATGACACCAACTAATTGTGCTGTAGCTGGATGCGCCTCAAACAAGTTAGCTATCCAACCAGTTATTGCTACTGCAACGCGTAATACTGCACTAGCTATAGGAGCCATCGCTGTTGCGAATGCAACTAATCCTCTTGCAATGTTCCCAATTAATTGCATTATTAGTGGTCCATTAGTTTGTATATAGCTGACAAAATCTTTAAACCCTTGAGATTGTCCTACTTGTTCAGACCATTCCCTAAACTTAGCTGTCATTTGTTCAAGAGATTGGAATATGCCAGTTGATGATCCACTGAATGCATTCATCAAATTGTTAATTCCAACGAAAACATTTTTAAAAATATTACCAATGATAGGTAAATTTGTTTTTGTGTATTCAATAAAACGAGTAATCGAATTTTCTCCAGCTGCACTATTAGCCCAATTAGAGAATGATTGACCTAATCTATCCAACCAATCAGCCGACCATTGAAACAGTGGTGCTAATTGCGTGAACACATTAACTAACCCGTCACCAAAACCGCCTGCAGCACTTAATAGCTTGTTAAATACCGAAACACCCGTTGTATTCATCATATTAAAGAATCTTGAAGCTACACTGCTATTTTCAGCCCATTTAAGCACGCTTTGAGACGCTTCTTCCATTCCTCTTGAAATACCACTAAAAAATGGTTGTAAGCTCTGCATTGCAGTTTTAACAGTATTTAAACCATTTGCAAGAGTTGTGAAGATAGCGGATTGATTTTGCTTTATAATATCAGTCCATGCTGACTTTACGCCATCTAAAGCTTTTTTGTATTCGTTTGTTGCTGAGCTAGCTTGTAAAGTGCCGTCACTAAGCATCTTTATAGCGCTGATAGCCATTGCGCCAAATGCTACAAAGCCAGCACCAGCTATTGCTACAGCACCACCTAAAGCAAGTACACCGCCAGTTAACACTTTGATAGCGTTTAATAGCGCAAATACTACAGGTACTACGCTCGCTATTACAGGTATTAAGATACTAAAAGATGATGTAAGTAATCCACCAACCATATTAGAACCTACAGTGCCGAACACGCGAAACATATTAGCTAAATTCCCCATTTGTCTTTGGAAATTGTCGTTTACTTTTATTATGTAGGCATAAGCTTTCTTTAAACCGTTAGTATCGACATCTACCTTCGTTGTTTTTTTGTTTGGCAATGCGTCTAATGATTTTTTAAACGCATAAATAGTTGGTATAGAAAGTCCTGTATCTACATCTAGTCGAGATCTAGTTTTGTTTGGAATACTTTTAAGTTCTTCTTTAGTGCGTTTTATTTTAGAGTTAGCAACACCATTGTCCACGTCTATAATAGCTTTGGCTTTAGACCTATTTAATGCTTCAAGACTAGCTTTAGATACTTTTAACACTCGATTGAATTTACTGTTATCTGCATTGATGTCAATATTGACACGCTTCTTTTCTAGTTCGGATAACTTAGCTTCTGCTTCAGCGATATCTTTAGTCAATTTTTGTTTTTGTAATTTAATCTCTGGAGTAACTTCTTTAGAGTTTAGTTTGTCTAGTTCAAAATTCGATTCTAGTACCTTTTGTTGCAAGTCTTGTATACTAGCATCTAATTTAGCTTTTACTTTTTTGTTACTAAAGGCATCTAAAGACTTTTTAGCAACTTTGATAGTTTTTTGTAATTTTTTATCATCAGCATTTAATTCGACATCTTTAGTTTGATCTGCTACTCGTTTAAATCTTTGCACAGACTTAACCGCACTATCGATTTGCCTTTTGAATTTGGCTACACTAGCTTCAATAGTCGCTTTAATTTTATATTCCGTCACATTAACACCTCTCTTTCTATTGCTTGTTAAATTCTGCTATAACTTTAAAGAATTCATTATTTTGTGGTTCGTATTCATCACGTTCGCTACTAAATCTTATATCTTTACCTTCGTTAAGCCGTTGGATATTTTCTTCATAAGGCAATACGTCGTTTGCGTTGTTAAAAACATATTCCTCTTTAGGTTTATTTTCTGTCCCAACATTTTTAGTAGCTGCAGCATCACGAATAGCAAACGCAAGTTTGTAACGTTCGAATTCTTGGGTTAGCATTTCATACTCTTTCGCATACATTCGATAGTTATATTCTGTTAATGTCATTTGCTCAATAACATTTAAATCTGTAATACCAAGTGTTGACATACAAGTGATAACGATTCTGTCGTAAGTTATTACGCTTCCGCTGGTTTCTCTTCCGCTTCCACTACTTCGACTAGGTTTCGGGTCATAGGTCGCTTTCCCAACTCTGTTAAAATATCTGAACCGAATTCTTCTAGCCCAATATTTTCTGCGATTTCGTCTAGTGCTTCATCAATGTTATTAATAGTAATTGCTCGTTTTTTCAAGTGAGATGTAGCTGCAATTAAAACTTCGCCAATCACTACAGGATTTCCACTTTCTAAACCTACAGGCAACATTGATACACCTTGACCGATAGACGCTTGTTCAACTTTTAAACCTAATCGGTTATCGATCTCTCTTAAAAATTTAAAACCAAAACTTAACTCTAGTGAATTTCCATTAATTTCTACATTCATAATTTAAAATCTCCATTCATGATTAATTTAAACAAAAATAAAAAGGGCTTAACGCCCTATTTTTTATACCTCTCTTGGTGTAACCGGTGATGAATCTGCTTTAGGTTGAGGAATTACTGTTAACTCTTCGCCAGTTAACGCATCTTCTTTTGTAGTGTCATGGAATCTGTATCCAGTCGCCTTAAGTTTCTTTGTCACAGCCTCAGGCAATGTTGCGAACCCACGTTGGAAACGACCATTCACTCCGTATTCATATTCATATTCATCAATACCGTTAGCTTCTGCTTTTAATTCAAATTTATTGTGGAAACCTTGGAAATATTTCGCTTTAAATTTAGTAGCATCTCCATTTTTGCCTGGTATTCTACTTTCAACTTCCCAAGCTTCATACAATACGCGATCTACAACTGCATCTTCAATTTCATCTGCAAAATCGTCACCATAAAACATTTTAGCAGTACCAGACATTGTTGATTCAACTGAACCACCAGTGTTATAAGAACCGTCCATTGTATCCTCTGTATCCGTATCAGCTTCATGTGATAAACCGTATTCAGTTAAAAAAAGCATTTTAGTAGCATCGACTTTTTCGCCTGCTTTTCTAAACAAAATAATACGGTCATTACTATTTTTCATATTTGCCATTCAATATTCCTCCGTTTTTTAATATGTTTTGTACGTTATCGTTACTGATGTGTGTAGTAACTCTTTATTAGTAGTATCATCGACTAACTGTGTGATATTGATGTCGTCTTCTTCAAAGTCATAATCGTTTGTTTTAACGCTAGGTGTTAAATCATCGATACATCTTTTAACAAGTCTGTCATGATGTCCTAAATCATCACTTACACTCCAAATATCAATAACTAAATTCGTGTCGCCGGAATAACTATCAAACGTGTACTTACTTCTATTTGACTCCGGCATTTTTATGACAAAAAAAGGATACGGAATCTCTTGTTGCATCTCTTTACGAGAAATAACAGGGAATCCATATCCTTGTAGCGTTTCATACGCTTTATTATAAAGTTGTAAGTTCGGTGTCATGCTTTTATCTCCTATTCAAACAACGCTTTCAGCTCTTCTACAGTTGATTTTTTAATCACTTCGTATACCGGCCACATAAAAGGTTCTGCCTCCATGTATCGAGTACCAAACTCTAAGAAACCACTATAAGCCGCATGCGATGTGATAGTGTATTGCAAATCGCCAGTTTTTTTATATCTGATATTGCGTGATAAATTACCAGTCCAATAACCCTTATTCATTACTTCTCTAGCCTTTAATTTAGCTCTTACTACGTATTCTTTAGCTTTGTCTAGTAAAATATCATCTACATCATCATCAATGTTGGTTTTCATATCGTGAAATTGGTTTAACAGTGCGTCTAATCCATCTATATTCATCAATTGACCTCTTCGATATAATATGACGTTTCGTGTCTGTATGTCCTTGTATCAACTATCTTGTAGCGAATACCATTAATTAACACGTGGCTAACAGGGGAAGATATGGATTCTTTTATCCTCAGGACACTTACATCGTTTTTTAAATCGCCAAATTCAAGTTGCTTTCTTGCTCTAGAAATAGGATTAATATTGCATGGTATCGCATCATAAGTGATTAGCGTGTTTTCTTTTTTGCTAGTTTTAGGATTGTAAGTTGCTACTTGTTCTAATTGAAAAACAGCTCTATCTTCATATCTCAAAAGAACACAGCCCTTCCTTTTTTAGTTCTCGTTCTAGCATTAAAGTAATTATCAATAATAGCTTCATACTCCTTGAAATCGTTCAATTCATACGCATTGCTACGTCCGTCAACCGCTTCTGATGTCATACCTTCAGCACCAATCCTGTTGTAGCGTTTAACTGCAACTTCTTTGATCATGTAACTAAATCTTTCGGGTATTTCTCCAACCTCAATAGGTAACATTGATAACAACTGGCTTTCACAACTTTTTATAATTTCCTCTAATTGTTCATCTTGCTTTTCATCTTTAAGACCAATACGTTTTTTTACATCAGCTAGCGTAGTCATATAACCACCTACTCTAGTGACTCAAAAGCATTGATAATTTCAGCTTTTGTTTGTTTTTCATCAACTTGTAAGCCAGCAACACTTGCTATTTCGACAAGTTCTTTTTTGGTTAATTTGTCATTTACAATGTAAATCATTTGTTCGTTGCGTTTATTTTCAACACTAGCTAAAGCTTTGATACGTTCATCTGTAGGATCATAACCTTTGCGAGGGTAGACATGCCCTTTCATATAGACATGTCTGTTATCTTCTAAATCTGTAAAATCTACTTTAACAATTCCAATGATTTCGGGCATGTTACCACTCCTAATTATTTATTAAACTTCTCCTGGAACTGAATCTGTTCTTTTGTCAGCAGGAACTAACTTAGCAAACGCTTTATCATCAGCGATATGCAATGCTACATGCATAGTTGCACGTAATGCCACCATGTCTTGTTCAAACAAGTTTACAGGTGTGCCATCTTCGTTTTTAACTGTAGATAATTGTGCGGTTTCATCGATTTTGTATTCGATTAATTGAGGGATACCATAAATCAATTTGTCGAAGTCACCAGTGATTAATTCACCACGTTTTAAGTTACTTGATTTAAGATTAACCACAGGTAGACCATCTAACGTATCACTGTTACGGTCATAAATACGTTCCTTAGTTTCAGGATCTACAATTTTACGTAACAAGCTTCTGTTTTGTGTTTTTGAGATAAACGCATTTGCTTCTAATTCGTCATCTTCAAGTAATGCCTCTAAATCAATAATGTTATCTTGTGTGAAGTCACCTTTAATAACCTTATTAGTTTTTTCAATTGATTGTGCAATTGATTTACCGAATGGATTGTTACCTTGATTCAAAATACCCGCTTCATCAAACTTTTTATAGAATGCTTCAGCAATCATAGGCTTCATTTCTTCAAAGAATTGTGAATAAGTGTAATTCAAAAATTCTTTTGTTACAGGTAAGATAACCCCTAATTTAAACGCTCTCATAGTAGCATTAACCCATGTAGCTTTAGATGTTTCGATTTTTTGACCTTCACCTACCCAGTAAGCACCTGGTTTATCAGCCCAAAAAGTAAACTTCTTCTCAGTACCTTCCATTGGTTCGTACTTACCTAATTGCATAATTTTAGAGTTTTCCATAACCTCTTGTAAGATGGGCGTTGTGAATTCATTCATCAACGTGCCATCTTTCTTTTCGTGCATCATTACATTATCAGGGTTAAATACTTGCGGTTTAACATTGTTACTCGCAAAATGTTGCAAATTTAATTTTAATTTTTGTGTTTGTTCCATTTAAATGCCTCCGTTAATTTTTAATAATTCTTTTTTGTCTAGCTATTTCAGCTAAGTTTTGCGGTTTATTTTTAGTCGAGTGATTAAATGAATCTCCACCAGTCAATGGCGATTGTCTAGCGTTAATCTTAACCGCTTCATTAACCGCTTTTTTTACTGCATTAGAAAAAGCTTCAACATTCAATTTAGTTTGTTCAGCAGTATCTGTTACAACTAAATTAACAACCTCATCTGATGAATCAACTTCTGCTTCACTTAACATTTTCCTTGCTTCTGAACGCATTTCATTTAATTGTTTTTCTGAGCGTAATTGCTCCAGCTCTTTTTCCATTTGTTCGCGTTCATATTCAGCGATTTGATCTTTGTTCATTTTTGCTAATCGTTTAGCTTCATCAACAGCTTCTTGTTTCTCTTTTTCTTTCTGCTTCATACGACGACTTAATTCTTCTTTAAGACGCTTGTTATATTCTTCTTGTAGTCTTTTTTCAATTTCTTCTTCTGAATTAGTCTTTTTGTCTTGTTTGTCTTTGCCTTCATCATCGTTGTTATCTTTTGATTTTCCATTATCTCCATCTGATTCTTCAGCAAAAAACTGTAATTTGAGTTTTAACTTCTCTTGGATATCCATAGTTTTTACACCTCATTTATTTACTCTTGATTAGTTTTAAGCCATACATGGTTCGGGCTGTAACGCTTGCACCTTTTATTGTCATAAGCATGGTTTGGACATAAAAAATAGCCAACACAATTAAGTGCTAGCTATTAAAAGAGTGGTTCGTTATATTTCGATTTTTCTTTATCGGCTAATACTGCCGACCTTACACTGTCTAAGTTTGCATCAATAATAACTGTTTCGTTTCGCTTTTGTAACTCTTTACGTATACCTTTTAACTCTCTTGCTATGTCTCTAAGGTATTTGTCAGTATTACTCATATTAATATCCTCCAAACATTTAATTTACTGTCATACAAAGCTAACTTACCTTTAAAAACCTTTACTTTTAAATCAATCACCGCTTTTCACTTTCCCTCCGAAGTATTTTGTTTTTCGTTTCTTGCTTGGTTTTTTCGGCCACATAGATTTAGGTAGTAAAGCGCAATCTGAACGACAATTGATATGCATAGGGTAGAAATTAACACCAATTTTAGCGTCTTTAACTTTGAATATTTCTCCATTAAGCCCCTTGCATACTTTAGTTGTTCTACTATCAATTTTTGCAATATACATATAATATCCTTCTGGTGAAATTTCTTTCATGCTGTCAATGCTTGATTGTGCGTGAACACGTGCCGATTCCGTATAAAGCAATGATTTAATTGCTGCGGTCTTTTGTCGTGCTGTGCCTTCGAATTCATTTAAGTGCTTGCGCATATCTTTAACATATTCATTAGGATGTCGACCTCTAATAACTACATTAGCAATTATTTCTTCTACTTCTTGTTTCATTGCTTCGGTATTAGTCCATAATCGCTCTGACCAAACGACACCATGAAATTGTGTATCAACGATTGTATCTATAACTTCTTTAGCTACTTGTACACCTTCACCTAAAATACCCGCTTGATCACTGAACACACGATAAGCTGTTGATTCGAAATATTCCCTCATCGATAATTCTGTTTGAGCTGTTGCATAAGCAATTAAGAATTCTATTTGAATCTTTAACATCTGTTCTCTAGATACATACATCTTAGTGTTATACTTCTTTAATTCTTCATTTGCTCTATCGCTAAAGTCCTTGTTTTCGACCAATCTTTTTGCTTCTTCTTGAAACGCTTTTACATCGAACTCATCAATAATCTTTTGTGCTTCTTGTAATGTAACGCCTGCAAAATCTCCGTACTTAACAATAAACGCATTGATTTCTTTTTCAATGCGTTTAATCATCATATTCAATATACGTTCTATTTCTTCAGCTTTAGTTTTATCACGCTTCAACTCATTCTCGATTGCTTTGCGTCCGCGTTCTTCCCAATATTCTTGAGTGTTTTTGTTAGGCAATTACAATCATTCCTTTTTATCAACAGTATCTTTTGTATCATCATCTTGTTCGTCATCATTGATGTCTCTAGGGTCTTTATAAATGCCTTTTTGAGCTTTTTTAATAGATTCTTTCTCATCTTCTTCTATTTTTTTGACTTCTAATTCAGGGTCTTGGAAGAACGAGAATAGAGACATTAAAGTTGTTTGGCTAATCTTCCCGCCAGAATCAATATAAGCTTTTAATTCTTCGATTAATGATTTAGGTAAGTTTCTGTTGTATACGTATCTAACAGTATTGAAATCTTTGTTAGCGTCAATTGACCGTGTATTTTTAAGTATCGTCTCTAACAACTTAGCACGACGTCTTAACCCTTTAGTAAACAATCCTTCTTTAGTTTTAGTACGTTGTTCTAATCCGAATAATTTGTATTTCATTGCCTCACCTGATTGAGTGCCACTAAAGTTATCATCTTTCATGTTAGGTGTATTAGTAAACATGTGTATATCACTGTTTAAACGGTCTTTATAAGCTTCTGTACCTTGCACATCGTATTGTTTATAAATATAACCGCCGTCAACAGAGCCTTCTGTTTCTCTACCTTCGCTATCAGCATAAACAGTCGGTTCTAAAAACAACACGTTAGCTTCCTTTTGTTTTCTAACTTCTACGGGATCTAAATTCAAATTACCTTTAATAAGTAGCATAGCGTCATTTAAATCACTCATATAGTTAGCTGTATCTGATTCAGCATTATCATACAAATCAATTAAAGTGATTACTTTCTCGTAATCTCCCTTTCTTCTTTCATTGTTGCTGAATTCTGTAATAGGCATACGTTCAAATGAGTGGGATTCAAAATTGCTTTCACGTGGTGTGAGCTTCAATCCACTTGTTCTACTGGTAAGATATCTATAAACACCGTGAGAAGTAAATAAATCAACTGTAAACACTTCATCTTCGTCAGTCTTGTCTATTGGTTTAGTTCTTAAATATCTAACGCCTGCGATACTATTACGTTCAATTGTATTGTCGTATATGACAAAAGTGCTCATCGCATCACTCTTGTATAAACGCGTTTCATCATCTTGGTTTCTAATCATTAACTCATAAGCTTTACCGTAAATTGATAAGTCTAATCCTAGAGATCTATTGTGTGACTCAACATCATTCAAATCATTGAACGCCTCAATAGCTTCTAATACATCTTTGTCATCATCTTGATATTGAATTGGATTACCCAAGAAATAGCCGTTGATAAAATCGCTAATATAAGATGCGTAATCATGCGCTACACGGTTATCTGCCATGTACTCTTCTTTGCGTCGTGTTAACTCAACTAAGTTCTTAGTTTTACCTTCGTAATAATCACTTAACACTTTCAATCTAGGTCGTTGATAATCCATGTGATGTTCAATGTATTTACTTACTTCATTAACGTTTTGTAATAAATCGGATTCCGTCCCGTCATATGTGTAAACAACATTGGCTTCATCATTAAATAAGTAATTTATGTTTCCCCGTAGATCTGTATCTGTTTCAAATTCGTTTACTTTTAACATTTGTTCCCTCCTATAATCCTAGAGATTTTATTGTGTCAACTTTCGAACCTACATTTGTACGTTTTCTAACTGGTCTGTAGAATCGTTCCACAGAATAACGCAGCGAATCGATACAATGATTGTATGTATCTACTGGTTCATTAGTATATTCACCTGTATCTTTGTCCTTTTGCCATGTGTAGTTGTCAAACTCTTCAATAGTCTTGAAACAACGTTCATCAACAATGATTTCAAATTGCATTAAGAATTGTAACCCTTGTACAACCGAGCCCTTCCCTTTTTTGGTTGGTAAAATCCTTTTAAGCCCTAGATTCCTTAATTCAGCTATACTTTTTTGTTCTGCACTATCTGCTGTAATTTCTTCTTTAGCATAACCAAGTTGCTTTATGACATTAGCTATTTCATCATTCAGCATACCTTGTTTAACATACTCTTCAATGATGTATAACTTCTTTTTCTTTACATCTATTTTAGAATGTATAAAAGCACTAGGATCATTAACGTAGCCAAAGTCCAATCCAAAATAAGAAGGTAAATGTCTTAACTCATCTTTATTTATTAAACGTTTTTCATACTTAGGGAAAACCAATTTGTCTAGTGTAGCAAATTCACCTAACGCATAAATTTTGTAATATGCTGGATTACGATTTGCTAACAACTCTAAGTTTTGTCGTGTCATTTCATCAAGAAACTTATTATCTCGATAACTAGATTGTCTAATCATGACATTTTCCATTGGTTCACCATGTTCAAAGAAATACTTATAAACCCAATTCAGTTTAGATACTGGGTTAAACATCAAAAATATTTGCTTATTCACGTGTTTACGCTCCCTCAAACGCAACGTTAATTGCGTGTAATCATTTAGTGTGAATTCAGACGCTTCTTCCATGACTATGTCTGATATGCCTTTTATCGACTTTATTTTCTCTGGGTTATCTAATCCTTTAAACAAAAAAACTGCGCCGTTTGGCAATTCAACTTTGTTATCAGTCTTATTCCAAAGGCACATGTCCCAAATACCAAAGTTTATCAAACAATCTTTAACATCTTCGAACAAACTATCTTTAATTGTTGATTGTACTTTTCTAAGCCACAGTATACGCCTAGGATATTTCCAATCTTGCAATGCTTTGAGTACAACTTTTTGTATAACGCCGTGAGACTTACCGCTCGAACCTCCACCGTAATGTACTTCAGTGAAGTTATCGTAATTGGTTAGTATTTCGAATATGTTTCTATTGAAAACATTAGACGGTTTGTTAAAGTTTAATTTAACTTTCGTCATCGTACTCACCAATATTAATCTCAATATTTTTCTGAGTAATTTCTTTTTTATCGATATACGCACCATGAACTTTTAGTATGTGGTCAATAGATCTCTGACGCTCTTCAAAAGTTGGTGTGATTGTGTAAGTAACCTCTTTTTCCACTTCATCGTTTAAATGGTCATATTTCTTACTGTAAGCCTCTTGAGGTTCTCCTCTAGCAATAGAAGCAGATAACGCTAAAGCTTCTGTAATACTCATTAAACGCTCTTCTTGTATCTGTTCTAATCGTTCTTTAATATATTCCGAAACATTAACATTTCTTAACAATCGACTTGCTAAAGACTCTGCTGTTTTCTTACTATAACCTGCTGTAATTGCTGCTTTTTTACCATTACATCCATTCATTATATATTCATCTGCGAATCTCTTTTGTTTTTCGTTCATTTCATTTACCACCAACTCTCGCGCTATACGCTTTTTAAAATTAAAAAAGGATTGGCTATAATCAGCCAACCCACATAGATCCTTTATTCCTAATTGCGATAAGGGAAACGCAGTAAGATAGTCAATATCCTACACTATCATAATATCTCATTTTAGGTATCAAAAACTGCCACTTTACTGCCAATTTCACTCTTCCCCTAACTCTTCCGCCAATCTAGATATGATTTTCCTTTTGATTCTATGAGCAGTTCTATCAGAAATGTGTATGTCATCACAAACTTTCACTAATTCCTTTTTATTAAAATAATACTCTTGAATGAATTCGCGTTCTTTCCTACTTGATGTGTTGATTATACGTTCAATAGCGCTCTTAAACTCAAGGATTTTACCTCTTCGTATACTACAAAGATAATTAGTTACTGCCATTTCTGTTTTCGATGTATTAGACGGTACAAACTCCCCGCCTATATTTGTATCTGTTGGAATCCATGGTGTCATTATTTCACTTCTTAAATCTTCGAGTTGCTTATGATAATTAGGATAATCACACAACTCATCTTCTAACTTTCGAACTGTTGATAATTTTAATCCATATTTCTTTTTAGTCATGAATACCCTCCATACAAATATTTTTAATCTTCAAAATGTCTCAATCTACTTCTTAATATCTCTATCTCCCGCTCTTTAACTTTCACATCGCCTTTTAACTGTTCAGCTTGCAACATCACACCAAACAATAAGATGACTAGTAATATAATTGCTATGACTAACCACATCATCTACTCTGACACCTCCGCCCTCATCAAATCAGACTGATCGCTCAACTTTGCGAAGTCACTCGGCGCCTCTACATCATCATTAGCCGTCGTCATAATATATACTTTCTCAGTTACATACTTACCTAGCTCATACATTGCTAGTAAGAATAATAGTCTTAATATTTGTTTAATCATTTCCCACACTCCCTTATATTTTCAAACAACTGACCCACTTTAATAACTGCATCTCTTTTAACTTGTGCCTCGTACTTCTCTTTTGCTTCTTCTTTACTCTCTGCCTCAACAACTGTAAACGTCTGATTATCTCTAGCCACAGTAAAATGTTCGTGTGGTAGTCCTGTTGAATCTTTGAATGTTGTGACTAAGTATTGCGTCACTTCTTATCACTCCTTTGAATGATTCTAAGTTTTTCTACGAATAAAAGTATTAGTAAAACACTCAATGTAGCTAACATATTTTGTTGTTTTGCAAAATCTACTATAACGATTAAGACTAATAACATTCCAATTCTGCATGTAAATAAATCTAATTCTTTGTACAAAACCATATATCTGTTGAGTAAATTGTTAAATATTACTATGAATACAAGTATTAGAACTAATGTAATGATGTAACTCACTTCCCCAAAACCTCCTTGACCCGATCTAAGATGTCTTTATACGTATCCTTTCCCTGCGTCTGCTGTTCCATCTTGTCTTTCGTGGTTCCTTTTCATTTTCTTTTTGTATGCGTCAATGAGTTGATCGATAGTGTAGTAGTTGTTCGCTAATGCAAACGGTAAAAATAAGTTGCTACTATATGGACTTTCATACATTTCATCTATAGTTGACATAAATTCATCTACTACATCACTATCGTTAAAATCGATTTCAACTCGTTCTATATAGTCGTTAAAATCTCCGTCATCTAAATAACCCAAAATTTCTTCCATGTTATCTGCTTGTTGATTAGCAATACTCAATCCAAACGCTAACATGTCTGCTAACTCGTCTAGTTGTACGTCTAACGGCTTACCTGGTTTCTTCTTCCAGTTCTTAAACGTTTCCAATGTATTAAACCATTCAAAGAATTCAACTACATATGCTATTTTGCTATCTCGTAAGTTCAGCGTCGGTATTCTATCGTCGAACTCCTTTTGTATTTGTAAAAGTTCTTTTAATTGATCTACTGTTAAATTATTCATTTATTCGTTATCTCCTATCGTTTTAATTCCTCAATAAATTTAAGCACTCTATCAATATCAATCTGTTCACTTTCTGACTTGCGTTTATTCAACCAATAATCTAACTCGTACCACCAGTCGTCGTTTAAATACTTTTCTTCTAGCAATGCATCACGTTGGTCGATGATTTCAAGCATTTACTCGTCCTCCAAAAATTCAAAATATCTTTCAATCTCATGCTCGTTAGCAAAGTAATATCTAGGCGTCTTATGAGATTTAGGATTAATCCAAATAATGTAAATAGGTATCCTTTGAAATGATAAAAATCCAGTTAATAACACTTCTTCATTAAAAATTTCAAAGAAACCTAATTCTTTTTGAACCTCTTTCACATTATCTTTTGTTACGTATACCGACTTTAAGTTTTTATTTTTGATAACTGGGTGCGGCACCACATTTTTTAATCGTTTCCATTCCACTCACTCGTCCCCCTTAATTAGATAAATTGGTTTAGTAATAAAATCTATAATGCTAATAACTGAATCATCGGACAGTTTATAATGTGTATCTCTAATATCTCCGACCAATTGCACAATCTCTAGACTTTCGTTTGTTTCATGGTTATATACTTTATCTCCTACACTAATACTCATTTTCCTGTTCCTCCTCATATTTATAGACCACTTGCCCCGTCATAATCCCTACTGCTTCATCAAGACCAATATCTTCTTTGAGTGCATCTTGCATAGCATTAGGTAAACCCTCAAGTATTTCATCAAACGCTTGCGCTTTCTTATACACGTCTTCAATCTCTTTTAGTAATCCCTCTGTGTCATTACCGTTGTACGCACTAGCACTGATAACGGATTGTTCAATTTGTTCGCGGTTATTCATTAGTGTCATCCTCCAATTGTTCTAAAAATTCGTTAAACTCATTTGTTCCGTCTAGTTCTTCCATTCGCGACAGTATAATATCTGCAGTGCTTTTACCTCCTATATAGAGAGCTCCTATCCTGTTCGCTTTGCTCTCAGGGTGTAGTTCTCTAAGTTTAAAACAGTTATGTTCGTATCTTCCAAGCAATTCATTTTTGAGCGTGCGCCACATGTTCTCTAACTCTGTGTTACGCTCTCTTAACTTAGCTATATCCCCAATAAGCTCATCTCGTTGTTTCTTGTACTCATCACGTTGTTTTCTCATCTTCTTCAATCTAGCGTCCATTACGCCTATTTGTAATCCTGTTTCATAGTTCACTTTCATAACCTCCTCTAAAATAAAGTTAGTTGCTTCTGTTCCTCGCATTCCAAACCATGTTGCTTTATATATGTTTCAAGCTCTTCCGCTGTATCAAATGTCTTTTTCACGCCTTGCCAACCTGGCACGATATGCCCATGAAAGTAATAAGTGTCATTTACTACATGGATATGTGCCACTCGTTCGTTATCCTGATACAGATATCTCTTAGATCCGAAAAATTGGTTTAAGTATTCTTTACGTGCGCTATCGGTTTTAGGCATTTATGCTTCCTGCCATTTCTTAAACATTTGGTTAAAAGTGACATCGAACCAGTACGGATCACGTGAATGTTTTTGAGGTACATTAAACAAATGCGGTTTCTTCTTACGTAGCTCTGCCTCTTTCTTTCGCTCTCTTTCCAATTCACGTTCGAGTCTCGCTTGTTTAATTTTTTCCATTTGTTTCATTTCTCTATATTCTTTTAGATGCATGCCATAAGGCGCGTCTAAAGCTTCTGAAAACTCCCAACAACCTCTTACACGTTTAGAAACAATTCCAGCATTTATCCCACGCTTTGCCATTATTTCTTTTTCAAAATTGTTAAATTTATATGGTTTATTATTAATGATTACAACACTGCCCATTTATTCCACCTCTACATTTACGTTTCTAATTTTTAAATTGTCATACTCTAGTATTTCGTTCGGATTGTTATATAAGTAATCTGCCAGCGTTTCTTTTTCTTTATCCACATCATCAAAATGCTGATATTCAACTTCTGTAGATATCCTTATATCAATCGTTGCGTTTATATATGCTTGTTGTTGCATTAAATCACTTCATTTCTCTTTTGCGTTCTCGTCTTGCTTTAATTAATTCCTCATACGTAATCCATGTTTTGCCTGTATACTTAGGTGCTTTACATATCCAATTGAGTTTTATGTTTCTGTATTTATGTCTGAAAATCTTAGCTTTAAGTTTTGCTACTTCGGTTGGCATACCTTTAATGTCGATAACTTCAATCAGTTTGCCATCGAGATATAGAGCAAAATCTGCAATGTATTCAATCTTTCGTTGTTTATCTAATTTTGGTAATAATTCAAATTTCGGTTGTATTTCGATACGATCATAGTTAGTGCCATTCTTATTACTTTCTAAATATTGGTAATATTCACACTCCACTTTGCTATCAAATACAATCCCTTTATACTCAACTTTCTTAGCGTTGTATTTACTCATCGTCCACCTCTAAATATCAAATATCGTTGCTTGTAAACCTAGTTCTCGCTCATATAGAAGCCCGTGAGCGCCTTTAAATCGTTTTAGGTCACTATCAGCCATGATTTTCTTTTCGTCGCTGAAATGGGCTCCTGTGAGCGAATAAACTTCATTTACGTTGTCTTTATACTTGATGACCTTAATATCTTCCGTGCCATCTTCTCGGTATAAGTAATATTTTTCTTTCGGCATTTTTAACACTCCTTAATATTCGACGACAGCAGGGCGTGTGTGACGTTCTGCAAGTTTTTGGATAAATATGTCATATAACTTATTTTCGTCGCCCTGTGCCTCGTCTATGAGTTTCTGAGCGTACATATCTGAACACTCAAGTTTAGTTTTTAAAAATTCTTTGGTTACCATGCATCTCGCTCCCTGAAATCGTCTCCGATTACTCTTACTTTTCTCGCATTGTGTTTCATTCTTGAATTGATACGTTGCCAGTTCATATTTTGATTTAGTTCTTTATCACTAAAGTTAGTTGTAAAGATGTTGTTTTTACCTACTCTGTTATCAACAATGCTGAAAAGTTTATTTAAAGTGTGCTCTGTGTTTTCTACACCCATATCATCTAGTACAAGTAAATCAATATCACTTAGCAATCTGACTAGCTCGTCTGTAGTTTCAACTGCATTTTTGTTGTATGTCGCTTTGATACGATCCATCAACATTGGTATGTGCATAAAAGCAACTGTATGTCCTTTAGCTTTAACTGCTTTTGCGATAGCATATGCTAGGTGGCTTTTACCTGTTCCGTATGAACCTTGCAATATTAATGATTTTGGTTCTTTTGTAGAGAAACCCTGTACATACTCTATTGCTGTTTGTTTAGCTTTTACTTGTTTTTCATTTTGTGGCTTATAGTTGTTAACCGTTGCATCTCTTAATGACGGATTAACATTTGATTGATTGAATATGTTGTTTATCTTCCGTTGCTTGTTTCGCTTATATTCCTCATAAATTTCACACTTGCAACCATCTTTATACTCGTAACCATTCGGGTGTTTTTTAGTAGGAGCGAACTTATATAAGTCGTATTCACTGCCACACCTCTTACATTTCAATCCCTTTTCGACATGAGTAGGTTGATATTTTTTCAAGCTTTCGTTTATCTTTTCGCTGAATAGTGGTTTCATAATGTCCCCCTAATCCCAATAACTTTCGTCGTACTTCATACGTTCCAATTGATCTATGCCAGTTTCTTTAATCTCTTCGCTATAATCATTCATATAGCTTTCATTAGTTAAGAACGTTTTGGGGTACTTTTGATATTGTTTGTCTGTAATAGTTTTTAAATACTCTCGAGTGCCTTGCATGATTTGTTCAAAAGAATGTTTCTTTAAGCATGATTTGAATTTAGTAAAAGACATCTTCTTATCTTTCTTCTTGTCGTAAAGTTTCCACCATTCCTCAAATTGCTCATGCGTAACGTCAGTTGCGCTATTAATTGAACTTAAGTTCTTATCTATATCTTTTTCTTTATCTCTTTCTAATTCTTTATCTAATTCTTTATCTTCTTCTGTTGCGTGACTGTCACGTGACGTCACGTGACCATTTAGCAATTTTCTGTTGTTTTCTCGTTGCTTTTGTTTCCTCAACCTGTTCTGCGCCCTGATTTTCTCGAGTCCTTCAATGTTTTGGTGCTTTTCCCAGTTTGTCACTTTTATGACACCATTAACTTTTTCAATCATGCCTAATGTCTCAAAAGTTTGTATTGCTAACCTTATCGAGTTGATAGGTCGGCTAAACTCATTTGCTAACATTTCTTCGTTGTACGGCAAATTTTCAGATAGCATAATGTAACCTTGTTCGTTGTACTTTCCTGATAAAGTTAGCAACTTAACCCAAATAGTTATGATCGTATCTCTTTCGGGTAAAGCTTCGATATATTTGATTTTGCTGTCATCAAACATGCCAACTTTAAGTTTTATCCACGATACTTCTCCCATTGTTTTCTCCTTTCAGCATTTTGTTGAGCCTCTCATCAACTTTTATCCACGAGTCATGCAAGTGATATTTATCATCAAACGACTTAACGCCAATCGCATGTTGCTGGTTATGATGTTCGCGACATAACGCTAATACATGTTTGTTGTAGTGATTCATTTTGTTTCTGTTCATTCCTCTGCCGACTGCTTCATAATGTGCCAGGTCTGCGTGAGGCTTTCCGCATATTACACAGTTGCGGTTGATTGTAGCCCAATATAATAACGCTTTATCTTCGCTTAACAACTTACTCGTTTCTACACTCATAGGTATTTGATGATGAAACATAAACGCTATAATCAGTTCTATTAACTCCCTTGCAACTTTCATAGAACAGTCGCGCAGACTGATTTCTTCATAACCTTTCATAATTTCCAATTCTGTTTGTAATAATTTTCTAGTTGATTCCACCGGTTCTCCCCAGTGAAGTTCTATATCTCTACACATTGCGAATATTTTTTTGCGTTGTTCTATAGATAGTTTTTTATTATCCGGAACCTCTACTTCTGCTTTTAGTGGATATCCGTTTTCTAGTAAGTCAATGTGACTTTGTTCAAGTTCAACACCAGTAGCAACGACGGAATAAGTGCCGTCATTGTCTTTCTGGTATCTTGTAATGTATTGCATTTAAACCACACCTTAAAACGCTAAATCTTGGTCGTCATATCCAAATTGGCCACTGCTTTCAAATGGATTGCTTTGTTGAGACATTGATGTTTGTTGTTGTGCCCCGTTATTTTCTTCAGCTTTTTGCTTATCTGTCTTCGGAATAGGTTTGTTAACAACATCATCGCCCTTTTTGTAAGGTTTAATAAATGAAAAATCCGTAAAATACTTACCTTCATCTTCATTGAATTTCCATTTCAATACCAAGTGACAAAACTTACCAATAAGATCATTGGTATCAAAATCTAAGCTAGGAAGATTTAACTTAATACCTAATCGAGTAACTAATTCAATCAATTGTTTTTCTTGGAAATCATATTTATACGGCGGTACAAATTGATTATGTTTATATTGTTTGCCTTCATCATTTTCAAATACGATTGTGAAATATCTATTTTCTCTATCATTGAATTCAATATTTTTAACTTTCACTGTGAATTCTCCAGCTTGAAACCCTGCTGAGCCGTTATAAAACTTTTCTTGATTTGTTTCTTTAGTAAATTGCGCTTGTCCTGTGATTTTCATAATTAAATACCGTCCTTTTTAGTTTTTTATTAGTTTCCGTTTTGTGCCATATCTATAATTTTTGAAATTGAAGCATTTTTAATACCTGGATTATTGATTGTTATTTGCGGATTATGCCTAACTTTAGTTGTATATAAATTAGAAGGTTCTACAGAAAATACATAATCGTGTGTCGCATTTCCGTTCTCATCTGTATGATCTTCTATAAATGTGTGTCCTATAATGTCGAACTGAGTTACTAAGTTGTTGTGTATTGCCGGTTGTACTTCAATTGATATTCTAGGGTTAATAATTTTTCCGTTCTCATCTTTATCTTCTGAGTTAAGCCCTTCATGTCCTGTAAGCACAACGTGAAATCCGAGCTTATCTTTAACCTTTAATAGGTGCCTAATCGAGTTAACAATTAATTTAGATGTTTCCCCATAATCTTGAATTCTTGCTTTTTTGACTTGGTGCGTGTTCATCACATGAGTCAGCGTTATATCTCTTAACTTTTGTGCTGTTTCAATTACAACCACATCAAGTAACTTTCCTCTTTGTCTAGCTGTATTTACAATCGATTCAATACTCGCAATTGTGTTTCTAAAAGCAATGTAATTGTCGACCCTCTTCACAAAACCTTGCCGCGTTACTTGAGTGCCATCTTCGTGAATATCAATAATAAAAGCGTTGTTTTCTCTAGTGGCTAAAGTCGTCTTTCCGGTTCCTGATTTGCCATATACCATAATTGAATAATAGTTCTGAGTATCTTCGTTAATTTCTTCAATACCTAGTTCTTGTAAAATGTCTTGTTCCTCACTCATCACTTAATCACCAAACTTTCCGTTACCTTTAATTCAGCACCCGGAATATCTTTGCCAGCTTTCAAATCATCGATTAGTTGCTTAGAATTAAGCTTTGGCGCTTGTGATAGCCAATAATCCTTTGGAATAAGTTTTTCATCGATAATATTTTTACTAGCCCCGTTTTTGCGCTTGTAAATATGATTAGTAGCTGTGCGGTAACTATCTACTTCCTGTGTTTCTAACATCTCTTTTAAGTAATCTCTTAATCGATCAGTTAAATTTTGTTTTTGTTTTTTTAAATTTTGAAGTCTCTTAATCTCTTTATCTATGACATCTATGTCACCTAATGTTTCGCGTCTCCAATTGACGATGTTATCTACTTTGACATTCATTTCTGCTTGGATAGAATCTAATGTGTCTTTTAATAATGTTTGGTCTAATTCATCTTGATTAGACAACTCTTTAAATGCTTCTGATAGCTCATATAGATTAGCCATCTATTAACGCCTCCCCTGCTAGTACTTTTTTAGCTTTCTCGTACTTAGTTAATAACGTACTGTCATCATCAACATTGTTGTGCATATTTATTGATGCAATTTTACCTAAGTAGTCATCGCTATAGTGCCAAACCCATATAATGTTGTACTTGTACTCCACTTCATAAGCAGTACTTTGTACACGTTCTATTAAGTCAATAGCCATTCGTTTAAATTTATGTGGTTTCATTTTGACACCTACCATCTCATGACTAAGTTAATTAGTCTGTCCTGTTCGTCTGTGTTCTCTTCAATCCATTCATCTATTGCTTGGTTAAATAAGTCTGATGCCATATCTAAGTCATTCTCATCTACGACATAAGCATGTTTAATTGGTACGTTGTTCATATCTTTAACTTGTATTGATATGCCCATATGACCTTTTAAAATGAATAGCTTAAAATCGAATCCGTTAACATGAATATTTTTGCGTATCATATCGCCTATTTCGTAATACATCTTGACTTCCTCCATTTTTCGTTTTATATTTAACTTGAAATTTTTCTTAAGTGCTTGATACTGTTACTTGTTGTCGCAAGTAGCAGTTTTTTTATTATTTACAAATTCTTCTAAATCTTTTAAAGCTTGTTTATATCCCTTGTCATATGCTACTTGTTCAGAATCTCTTGAATATTTAGGAATTTTTACATTGTCGTATTCTCCGTTTAAATAACGATTAATTCTATCTCTCTTCTGATCAGTTATTCTTCTCGAACCATTTCTTAACTTAATAAAATAAGTATCAGAGAAACCTAGCAAATATCCTATTTCTCTCACCGTTAAATCTTTTTCTTTCCTTCTCTTGTCAACTTTTTCCATCAAGTCTTTATCTGACATCTTTTCATTCTCCTTTGTTGTCATAAAAGTATTCTTTATAAAATATGAATGTTGCGATACTTGCGAATCCCGCAATTGACCATGCTGTAGTGAAGTACAACAATGGCATAAGCACAATCGCTAAGACTGTGAAGCATAATACTGCTAATAGATAGCTTTTATATGTGTCACTCATTTTCTTTTTTCTCCTCTTTGGTTGTTTCATCGTTTATCAAACCTTGCATTTCCATTAATTTTTGAGGTATACCAGCTTTTAACTGGATTTCGTATAACATTTGTTGAATGTGTGGTGGCACTTCTACCATTCCTTTCGTGTATAATTTAGTTATCTCCTAGTGAAAGGAGGTGATAAGTATGGAATTTAATGATTTTCAAAATTTCTTTGGTGAACTTAGTAATCAAGCCGAAAAAGAATTCGGTGGTGACAGTGACTTTTTTAGAGATAGAATAAATAAGTTGAAAGAAGATGCTCCTGAAAACGTATCTTACGAAATTATTTATTCAATAGCTTTATACGAAAGCTTAAAAGCTCAACAAGATATGAAAATTTTGAATACAGTTAAATATCTTTTAAATCGTGACTAGCAATATCCAACAATGATTTGCTCTGAGCATTATTAATTTTTGGATAATCAAAATTTCTAAGTTTAAATCTTGTGTTTTTCTCAATCTTCCAAACCTTCCAAGTCGCAACTGCCATTGTGATGAGGAAGGTTGTTTTGTATAGTGTGTTCATTTGTTTATGCTCCTTTCGTGTATAATGTTGTTTAAGAGGTGCATTGCTCGGGTTATAGTACTTTAAATTCAACACCGTCTATTTGAACGAACAGATTATCTAAATCATGGATTTGTTTTTTATATAAACCAAATCTTGATTTAATATCTTTTAATAAATAGAGATTCAAATCTCCAATTGATAATAGTTGTCTATTACCTGCTTCGTCATAGTAGTAATAAATGACTTTTTTGTTTTGATCTTCCATTTGCTGCGCCCTCCTGTTAAGCAGTTACGTTAGCTTCATAACCGAATTCAGTCATGATTTCATGTATTTTCAATCTACCTTTTTGTGTCCATCTAGTTTGTAAAACTGTGTCTTCTCTACCGTCAGAGCGTACAATTGGTATAGTGTCTGATTCTGTGTAACTCTTGCCCATGTGTTCTGAGTAAAGCACCCACTGTTTATTCACTTTTCGTTGTAATCTAGCTTCGTGTAGTAGTTTGTTTAACTTTTGTGCTGATATACCGTAGTCTGCCGCGATTTGAGTTGTGGCTAATGTGCCAGTTGACTTTAAGATTTCATCTACATAGTCTGCTTTGGGTTTTAGTTCTCCGATTTCTTGTTGTAAAAGTAAGTTTTGCTCTTTTTCTTTCTTATACTCAGTCAACACTGTAATGATGTAGTCTGGATCTTTTAATGTTTGTTCAATTACATTGTCTGTTGCGTAGATACCGTGTTTGCGAATAGCTGGTAGGACTTCCATCGCCAACCAATCTTGAAATTTTTCTGCTACAGCATTACCTGCTTTGAAAGCCAACTTATATACCATTGGTTCTGGTATGAAATCGCCTTTCCCAACTTCTTGGGAAAGATATTTACCTAAATATTTATTGATAGTTTCCCAACGAATATATTGTTTGCCGTTTTTAAACTGAGTGAACCCCAAACTTTTTGCGACAGTTTCTAAATCGAATAAATTATTTTCATTATCTTGTTTGATTAAGATTGAAAACATGTCGTTACTGAAAGTTTTAATTTCATTCATTAACTCTTCACCTCTTCTTTAATTTCTAAAATTTTCGCAATACGTTTCTTTTGTTCAAAAGCATCTCTACGTCCACGTAAAATATCCGATAAGTAAGCACTTGAAATTTCTAGCATTTCCGCAAGTTGCTTGTTTGTCATGTTGCGTTTTAATAATTCCGTTCTCACTTTCAAGCCGAAATCTGTTGTCGACATATTAGCACCTCCTATAACATTTTTTCTAAGCAAATAAATTATCTGTTGAACACCAATAACTTTTATGCTAATATTTAAGCATAGTTTAATAAACCTATAACAATTCGTAATGCCTGTCATAAAGGTATTGAATACTCGTTCCCCAACGAATAATTGTTATGTGTTTAGTAAGCTAAATTTAAAGCTTAAATACAGTATATTAACTTTTATGCTAATTGTCAACAAAAATAGCGAAAAAGTTAATCTGTGATAGGAGAAATTTATGAATCTAGTACAAAGAATCCGTAATTTGTGCAATTCAAAAGGTATGACTTTTGCTGAATTAGAGAGAACTTTAGGGTTTTCAAACGGACAAATCAGAAGATGGGAGAAAACCAAACCAGGCATTGATAAGGTGCAAAAAATTGCCGATCACTTCGATGTATCAGTTGATTACTTATTAGGTAGAGAAAAAGATGAGTACTCCGGAGAAGATAAAAGTGAAGATATTCTTATTATGCATCGAGCTACAGAAAATATGACGGAGGCACAAAGGCAAAAAGCTTTGACTATATTAGAAGCAATGTTTGATGATTGGGATGATTTAACTAAGTAACAAAGGGGCTTTTTAATTGAAATTAAATTATGAAAAATCTTTTTTTAAATCTGCGAAAGCAGTTTACGAGATCACAAATGGTCTATATAACTTATCTTTTCCTTTAGATATATTTGAAATTATCTCAAAAGATAAACGTATTAAATTAGTGACTTTCTCTGAATTTTCTCAGAATACTGGCACTTTATATTTTAAAATACCTTCTATTTTCGGTTCAGAAGAAGCGTTTCATATTAGAAAAGGAGACAAAGCGATTATAGTTTATAACGATTTACTGCCTATGAATCGTCTAAGATTTACTTTAGCTCATGAATATGGTCATTTTATAATGGGACATACTGGAGTTAATTTAAATAAAACATTCACATATAAAGATTATTATAGAAGGATTGCTGAAGAATATGAAGCAAACTCATTTGCTTCATGTTTATTGTTTCCTTTACATATAAGATACAAATATATAAACAACTTTAATATTGAGCAAATTTCGTACAAGTATCAAATGAGTTTTCAAGCGATCCATATAGCGGTAAAAGTAATCAGAAGACATATACACAATGGGTTAAACGACTATATGTCAAATAACGAAAATTACCACGCAGAAAACTACTTAAGTTTTTTAGAAGAGAAAATGGAAAGCAAATCTGATTTTATAAATGAATTTAAATATGCTTATGATCTAACGATTTAACAATCAAAAAATAAAGGAGAAATGAACATGAAAGAATTACCTAAGAGCAGATTAACGTTCAAAGAAAGTATGATTGAGAGTCAATATTTAGCAACTAAAACAAAAGAAGAAAAGAAACAATACAAGCAACTATCTGTTGAAGACAAAAGAGAAATTTTAAAAGAATACCAAAGTAAACCTAGAAAAGAAGTGAAATTTGAAAGTGAAATCAATAAATCTGACGAAAACTTATCTAAAATCTACCAAAGATTTAGCGAAATAGGTGTAGAGGATTTGTTTGGTACAAAAAAAGAAGTGAAAGAACTACCTATGATTTTAAAAGATAATGAAAACATAATGTATGTAACTTCGGGATTGTACAATAATAATACCTACTTAATAGTATGTACTGATCTAAGATTGTTATTCTTAGATAAAGGTATGATATATGGTTTGAAATTTCATGAATTTCCATTCGAGAAAATCAATTCTGTTTCGTATAAAAAAGGACTTCTTTTTGGCGAAATAATTATACATCACGGTTCATCAAGTATCGCTATAGGAAGCATATCAAAAAACACTGTATCTAGAATGGCGGAAACAATACAAGAACAAATCTCTATTCGAGAAAGTTCTATGAAACCATCCAATTCTGAAAAAATGAGTTTTTCTGTTGCTGATGAATTAATAAAATATAAAGAATTATTAGATGTCGGAGTAATTTCTCAGGAAGAGTTCGATAAGAAAAAACAACAATTATTGGATATTGATTAATAGCGCTTGTGTGGCGTGAGGAGGATGAGGGATGGAAGAGAATAAAACTTTAAAAGAATACTTGCGTAAATTTTTAGAAGGCTACAAATATGTAGTTGAAAACAGATACAATTATCAGTTTAGTAGCAATCCAGAAGCTTTCCCATTCATGAGAAAAGACGATTACAAGATTTCGATATTTTATCTAAATCAATCTTTTTTTGAAGAACCTTGCATCGTCGTTATCTCAAATGACAGTAAATTAAAAGAAATATATAATTTTCGTAATATTGATATCAAATATTTGTCTAAACACTTTACTTCATACATATATGATTCTAAAAAGTATGTAGAAGAACAATCCGGATTATTAGATTTTAATAATTACATTTATTACACATCTATTTACTACGGAAAATATATCGGGACCGTAATATTACAAAACAATTTAGATTTATTTTTTAATTATGGCAAAAGATTAGCTAACGATCATTACAATACATTGATATCGAAGTCGAAAGAAAGATTGATAAACAAAGCACATGATGAAATACAACCGTTCAACCACTTAGATTTAAATAGTATGAAAGAGATTGTTGATGATATAACTTTTTCTTATCAAATAGAACAAGGATTACAAGCTTATAAAAGGGAATTGTATTTGCCAGCTGCAGCAACCTTTGCTGTTGCTATAGAAACGTTTTTAATCAAATTAAAAAAAGTTAATAAAATCAAACATAAAGACACCGATTCAACTATGTACACAAAATTATTAGGAGAATTAACTAAAGAAGGTAAAGTAAATTATAGAACCAAAAAACGGGTAGAAATTGCGTATAGTATGAGAAACATAATCAACCATTCACAAGCTGGTGCAGTAGCCAAAGGTGATTGTGACTTTCTTTTAAACACACTAAAAGACATTGTTGATGAAAACGAAAAAATATTAAGAGAATATACCAAATCAATTAATAAGACGGAATAAATAGGTATCCTTGTATTCAGATTTGATTTTTAACATAATTTGTTCATAAATTTTTAATTTAAGTTCTTGTTCATCGTCATAAATATCAAATTCACTACTATAATTTTCAACTGATTCTTTTATATAAGCTATTTCTGCGTCAGTAAATTTTACACACATTTCATCACCTACTTTTTATTTTATTATATCACATTTAGTACCTAGTACTAAATTTCGGGTAGCCCGCCTACCCTTATTATTTTTTGCCAATTTTGAGGAGGGAGCACATGAAAGTAGCAATTTATACTAGAGTGAGTACACTTGAACAAAAAGAAAAAGGACACTCTATCGAAGAACAAGAAAGAAAATTAAGAGCTTACAGCGACATAAACGACTGGAAAATTCATAAAGTATATACTGACGCTGGATACTCCGGAGCTAAAAAAGACAGACCCGCTTTACAAGAAATGTTGAATGAAATAGATAATTTTGATTTGGTTTTAGTCTATAAACTAGATCGATTAACTCGAAGTGTTAAAGACTTACTAGAGATACTAGAATTGTTTGAGAATAAAAACGTGTTGTTTAGGAGCGCAACAGAAGTATATGACACAACTTCTGCTATGGGACGTTTGTTCGTAACATTAGTAGGTGCTATGGCAGAGTGGGAGCGTACTACAATTCAAGAGCGTACTGCAATGGGTCGACGCGCATCAGCTAGAAAAGGGTTAGCTAAAACTGTCCCTCCTTTCTATTACGACAGAGTAAACGATAAATTTGTGCCTAATGAATATAAAAAAGTATTACGATTTGCAGTAGAAGAAGCGAAAAAAGGTACTAGTTTAAGAGAAATAACTATAAAATTGAACAACTCTAAATACAAAGCACCCTTAGGTAAAAACTGGCACAGATCAGTTATAGGCAATGCTCTAACGAGTCCGGTAGCTAGAGGTCATCTTGTTTTCGGTGATATATTCGTCGAAAACACCCACGAAGCTATTATAAGTGAAGAAGAATACGAAGAAATAAAATTAAGGATAAGTGAAAAAACTAACTCTACAATCGTAAAACATAACGCTATTTTCAGAAGTAAACTATTATGTCCAAACTGTAACCAGAAATTGACTTTAAACACAGTCAAGCATACGCCTAAAAATAAAGAAGTTTGGTATTCTAAACTATACTTTTGTTCTAACTGCAAAAATACTAAAAATAAAAATGCATGTAACATCGACGAAGGCGAGGTTTTAAAACAATTTTACAATTATCTAAAACAATTTGATTTAACATCATATAAAATCGAAAACCAACCTAAAGAAATAGAAGATGTCGGCATCGATATTGAAAAGTTGCGAAAAGAACGCGCTAGATGTCAAACACTTTTTATAGAAGGTATGATGGATAAGGATGAAGCTTTTCCAATAATAAGTCGTATTGACAAAGAAATACATGAGTATGAAAAGCGCAAGGATAATGATAAGGGTAAGACTTTTAACTATGAGAAGATTAAAAATTTCAAGTATTCATTGCTAAACGGCTGGGAATTAATGGAAGATGAGTTAAAAACTGAATTCATAAAGATGGCAATCAAAAACATTCATTTTGAATATGTAAAAGGAATTAAAGGGAAGCGCCAGAACTCATTGAAGATTACGGGTATAGAGTTTTATTAA